CAGACCGCTGCTGAGAACGCCAGGGATCAGACCTTGGCTGCTTACGACAGCTTTGATGACCGCTACCTGGGGGTCAAAGCAAGCGATCCGACGCTTGATAACGACAACAACCCCCTGGTCCCTGGTGCGCTGTACTTCAACAGCACCAGCAGTGAGATGCGCCTATGGACTGGCACTGCCTGGGTCGCGGCTTATGTGAGCGGTACAGCCAGCAGCGTTGGCTTCAGCCCTACAGGCACATTGGCAGCAACCAATGTCCAGAACGCCATTGCTGAGCTGCTGGCAGAGACGTCGCATAAAACAGCAGCAACTGGTTCTTTGGCTTTGCCAACGGGCACTACCGGGGAACGAGACGGCAGCCCATCTGCTGGCTACCTTCGGTTTAATACAACTGATGGGAAACCGGAGGTCTACAACGGCAGTGCTTGGGGATCAGTCGGTGGCGGTGCCACTGGCGGCGGATCTGACACTGTGTTCCACGTCAACGGAAACACTGTGAACGCCTCGTATTCGATCCCTGCAAACTCCAATGCCGTATCCGCCGGCCCGATAACAGTGGCAAACGGGGCCGTTGTTACTATCCCCTCAGGCAGTGCCTGGGTCATCGTTTAACAGGAGGAACCCATGCCAATCACGATCAACGGATCAGGAACAGTTACGGGGCTTTCGGCAGGTGGACTGCCTGATGGAAGCATCACCACAGATGACCTTGCGGCTAATGCTGTCACTGCGGCGAAGCTAGCGGCTGGCGCTGGTGGGAAGATTTTGCAGGTGGTTCAGGATACAAAAACAGATACCTTCAGCACAACCAATAACATCGCATCGGCAGTTGAAATCACAGGATTATCCCAAGCAATAACCATGACAAGCGCGAGTAACAAAGTGCTTGTCCAAGTTCAACTGACAATCGGCGCTGGTGGGAACTCAGAAAGCGGATTCTCTTTATATCGAGGCTCGACTCAAATTTACGCAGCCGATGCCTCTAGTGCAGTTGAAGCATCTGCTATTTGCGGCATGGTCTGGAGTTCGGGTGATTACCAAGGAAATACTTCAAGTATTATTTTTCTGGACACACCTGGCAGTGGAACACATACTTACACGTGCAGGATCGGTGGAAATGGCAGCGCAACCATTTACGTTAATCGGACAGGTAGAGATGGATCAAGTGACCCCAGAGGCGCCTCGTCAATCACTCTCATGGAGGTAGCAGCATGACCCTTAACCACGAAGCTATCCGCCGCGCATATCCCAACGCGGTCACTATTGACGACGGCACCGGAGCCTTCGACGCAGACGGCAACCAGATCCAATTGAATCAATCCCTAGTCGATGCAGCAGCTGCTGAGATCGCCGCAGAACAAGCCGCTACCGCCTACCAACGCCAACGCCAACCTGAGTACCCCTCATTGGCTGAACTGGCTGACGCTCTTTACTGGGCGTCTACTGGTGACACCACCAAGCTCGATGCCTACTACGCCGCTTGTGGTGCTGTGAAGGCTAAGTACCCCAAACCGGAGGTAACCCAATGACCCTAAGACTTAACGGTTCCACATCCGGCTATGTGGAAATTGATGCACCGGCAACCGCTGGTAGCAACACGCTTGTCCTGCCGAATGGAAACGGGACAAACGGGCAGTACCTGCAGACCGCAGGCAACGGTGTGCTGAGTTGGGCGACGGTTAGCTCAACTGTGTATCAAGGTCCAACTTTTGCCGCAACTACCAGTGTCAACCAGAACTTTTCGGCAAGCACCTGGACAAAAGCGCAGTTTGACACTGAACTGTTTGACACAGACAACTGCTTTGATATTGCAACAAACTATAGATTCACGCCTACAAAAGCTGGCTATTACCAAGTAAGCGCAACGGCTTATGTAGACTACAATTCTGGAGCTTCTAACATCATTGGTGGCGCTCTTTACAAAAACGGCTCTTCTGTCGCCAAGTATTTCAAGGTTGCCGCATCGACGTATTACGGAGCGGTGCCCGTAAGCCAAGTCCTGCACTTGAACGGCAGCACCGACTACGTTGAGTTTTTCGTGTGGTCAAATGCTTCATCTCCATATCTCTATGCCGGAGGTGTGGCTGGTGGCGATGGCCGGATTTATTTTTCCGCTACCTGGGTGCATAGCTGATGGCTATTTCTCTTTCCGAAAAGATTCAGGCTTTTTACCCTGAACTAACAAGCGAGGACTTCCTCGCAACCATCAAGCTTCAGGACGATGGAGCGGGTCCGTACATCAAAGAGTGGAACCATCCAACGCTTCCTAGACCTACTGATGCTCAGCTGGCTGGTGTCGATGAGGATGCTTATCTCCGCGACAAGGCACTGACGCAACTCCGTCTCCGCCGCGACCAACTCCTAGCCGAAACCGACTGGGTAACCCTTAAAGCCATCGACGCTTCTGTTGACGGCTTTGGCCTCCAGCTTCCAATGGACTGGATGAATTACCGCCAAGCACTCCGCGATCTACCGGCCAACACCGTGGATCCGGCTAACCCCGTTTGGCCTACTAAGCCAGGAGGTAACTGATCATGACACGACTAAACGTTGGAAACATTCGGCACCCTGATGGGACGAATGACAACATCAGCCTGGATAGCTCTGGGCGTGTTTTAGTTGGCACGTCTAGTGCGCGTAGCAACTATCGCTGGGCTGAAGTTAGCTCGGATTACACGCCTTCTTATCAAGTAGAAGGGACTGGGGCCAATGCCAACCAAAGCATTGCGATTACCAATAACGCAGCCGACAACTACCCACCAATTCTTTTTCTTGGGAAGTCAAGAGGTAGCTCTGTTGGCAGTAATACGGTAGTCCCTGATGGTGAACGCATCGGTCAGGTCGTCTTTGCTGGGAACGACGGGACACGCTTTTTGCCAGCAGCGCGTATAGAAGCGGTTGCTGACGGCACACCTGGCAGCAACGATATGCCAGGCCGCCTAGTGTTCTCCACTACCGCCGATGGAGCGAGCAGCCCGACGGAAAGGATGCGCCTGGATTCATCCGGCAACCTCAAGTTCAACTCCGGCTTTGGCAGTGTCGGTACGGCTTACGGCGTAAGGGCGTGGGTGAACTTTGACGGGACGGGGACAGCTGCAATTAAGGAAGATGGCGGAATAAGCAGTTTCACTGACGTAGATACAGGCAAATACATAATTGGATTTGCAACTACAATGCCAGATGCGAATTACTGCCCAATCATGGGTGTTTGTAACGACTCCTACGCTGGAACTGTGTTAAGTCTTGGACAAGATGGACCCACTGGCAGCCTTTACTCCAAAACAACTACTCAATTGCAATTCAGAGTTTCAAAAAACGGTGGTGATTTTGGTGTTGCCGACGTAAATGAAGTTAGCATTGCAATCATCCGTTGACTTAAACCAATGAAAAAAATTCTTTACCCAAACCCAGATGGAGGAATCGCTGTTATTCATCCATCCCTAAAGTTTCCTTTTGAGGACGTTTGCCAAAAGGATGTTCCTGCTGGTGTCCCCTACCTGATCGTCTCCGAAGACGACATCCCTTCTGACCGCACCTTCCGTGGCGCCTGGGAAGCTGACTTCAGCAACCCTGACGGCTACGGCATTGGCGCTGATGCCTACTTTGCAGCCAAGGAGACTGAGCAATGATCACCATTAACCTGGACAAAGCCAAGGCAATCGGTCACGACAAGCGCCGTGCGATGCGAGCTGAAGAGTTCAAGCCGTATGACGACATCATTGCCAAGCAGATTCCTGGCGCTGATGCTGCAGCTGCTGAAGTTGCACGGTCTGACATCCGCCTGAAGTACGCCTTGATCCAAGACGTGATTGATGCGGCAAAAGATCCAGCTGAGATCAAGGCAGCCCTTGGCCTCTGACCGCCTGTCCTTCATTGGTGCCGCGATAGCTGTCCTTACAGCTGTCGTTGGCACCACGGTGGCTATCGACAGTCGGTACGCCAAGAGCGAGGAAGTGCAGAAGCAGTTCTGCCAAGCACGGAAGCAGCTCTTGCGTGATCGGATCTTTGAGCTGGACTTGAAAGCGAACAAGTCCCCAGCGGATAAAGCGCTGCGGGAGTACCTGCAGCAGCAACTCCGCGATGGCTGTTAAGAGCAAAACCGTACT